CTTCAAGGTAACGCTGTCTGGCGTATTCACGCATGTTGCGTCGATCTTGTTCGCGGTTGCGATGGATGGGAGGCGGTCCTGGGATGAGGGGTTTGAAGTTATCTGGAGCGTAGGTTTTAGGAGCAGCCATTTACGAGGCATCGGAGTGATGGACGTAGTTTTGGCGGTAGGCGAGTGACTCTCGCGTGAAGGTATTGCGAGGGTGACTGAGCACAGCTTCAAACGCCTTTTCAACTTCCTGCCATGACACGCATTCGAGGAGAGCTAGTCGAGTGAGGCGGTCAAGCTCTTGGATTTCTGGAGCGTTGGGGAGAGGTTTAGCGAGTTTGCGAAGGGTGTGAATGTTCACTGAAGGTGAGGGGAGTATTGAGGCGTGGGATCGTAGTCAACGATGCCTAGGAGGAGTTCTTTGGCTTCATGGAGGTTTTCCTCAAAGCCAAGGAACATTTGGTCCATGATGTGGCGCTTTTCTTCGCGCTGAATGATTTCGTCAAGCTCTTTAGCGATCTCCTCAACGCGTGACCAATCTTGGATGCGTTGAGAGATTGCTGGAGCGTTTTGGTTAATCATCGAGTTGATCTAGTAGGTGGTCACCTGGGAAGAAGTCTTTTGAGGGGTTTGAGATGCGAAGGGGGACCCACCTGCCGTTGGTGAGGCGATGTAGGACCCCATCTTCAGCCAACCAGTAGTCACCTTCATGTGCATTGGTTGGCATTCCCATCGCTATGGACACTCGTCTGGCGACAGGGTAATCCAGTCGTGATGATCGTCTAGGATGCCTTCTACAGCTTCCCAGGTGGGGGGTTCTGCTTCATCCCAGATGACACTGGAGCGGCAGTAGCCAGGCCCCCACTCCTCAGGTTCTTCCCTAGTAGCTGGGAGAGTCATGATGGCGTCCTCAACGATGGCAATGATGTTGAGGTAGTTCGAGGAGGAATCGAAGGAGTAGGAGTGAAGTTGTGGGTAGGTGTTCATCGGAGTTTGAGGAGTTTTTGACTGATGTTGGTGATTTCGCGAGAGAGTTCGATCACGACCTTGCGATCACCGTCGGCTTCTGCTTCTGCTTGGAGGTGTTTGAGCTTTTCCTTTTGCTCCTTTAGCTCTGTTTGGTACTCATCAACGGAGTAGAGCTGGAACGGAGCGGGTTGTTCGCGTTCGACCTCTTTGACGTAGCGGTAGCCAGTGGAGGGAGGGACATCGTGGCAATCCTTGAGGTAGTCAACGATCTCCCTTTTTTCCATGCCATCGGTTTGGAGGTCAGTGATGACAGCACGGATCTCTTCAGTTAACGCCACTCACCGTCTCCCTTTGCTTTACGGAGCATGTCTCGCTCTTGAGGGAGGACGATGCCTACACCAGGATCTTTGATCCTCAGGCAGAGGTAGGAGTTGAGGTTGATCTCCTTGGTCATGAGGAAGATGCGGAAGGACTCAAACACCTCGTAGGGGAGGTCTAGAGCTTGGCTGTACTGGGACGCCTCCACGTCACCCCACCACCAGACGGAGCGACCACCTGAGGAGTCAACCCAGTGGAATTTGAAGCTATCGAGGGTGGAGTTGAACGCTTCCACCTCTTTATCGAGGGAGCGATCGATCACTAGGACCTGAGGCCATCTGGTGCGTGGATACCACCAAGACTGTGAGTAGCCCCAAGGTTCCCCACGAAGTTTGCAAGCGTCAATGGCGCGTTGAGCGCGAAGCATGACGACTTCTTTGGTTTCACCGTGAAATTCTGCTCGACCTGCGTAGACGGTCCAGCGCATAACGGGTTGAGTCATAGGGCCCAAGAGTTGCGGAGATTGTTTCGGGTTGACTGGTACGCCTGACGGAGTGCAGTTTCGCGGTCGTTCATCCGTTTAAGGATGGTGTCGACCATGGCGCGATGGCGTTTGTACTCTTCATCGGTTTTGGCATGGATAGCGAGATCCATAGCCCGCTCGAGGAGTTCTTGGTTCGTCATGGCTGAGGGTTTTCGTTGATGAACTCTTTGATTTGGCAAAGGGTGATGAGTTCATCGAGGAGCTTGTCGATGTGATCGTCTTCTTTGAAGCGAATGGGGTGGCCTTGGTCATCTTTGCGATACCACTGCTGTTCACGATCAGTGAAGTAGAAACGCAAACCTTCTATGAGGAGGAGGGAGAGCATTTCCTGGGGCGACCTGAGTTCAACGAGGGAAGCTTCAGAGAGTGCTGCCTGCTGTGCGGTAGTGAGTTTCATGTCGTTTCTCAGTGAGAATTCTCAGAACGGAAGTAGGCGCGGAGTGCTTCGAGGTTCCAGTAGAAGCGGTCTCCCACTTTTTTGAAGTGGATGCCCTTGGTGAGCTTGCCGGTGTCCTTGCGGTTGTAGAAGCGCTTTGAATCGATGTTTAGCGCCCTTGCGACCTTGCGGATCTCATAGAAGCCATCGTCTTCCTGGGGCGCGTTAACGGTCTTCTGGGGCGGTTGACGCTTGATGACCTTGGGAGTTTGGCAGTCCTCAAATTCGCGAAGGATGCCAGTGATGACGGCATAACGATCATTCACCACGTCGGAGGTGGTTTCAGACCATTCAGCACCAGTGTTCATGTCAGAGGCCAGATCATCCCTGAGTTTTTGGAGCGTGCCTTTAATGATCGCCAGCTGGTCGTTGTTGAGGGTGATGACATTCATGACTCAGTTGGCCTCGATGTAGGAGTGATCAGCGGTGGTGATGGCGCAGTGGTATTTGGTCCACATGCGAGCAGTGATCCATTCACCGTCAAAGCGGGGGAAGTCCATCACGCTTTGATTGGCGCGATCCATGGCACATCTGGCCAGGTTGATGCGATCGAAGAGAAGAAGCTGTTTCATTGGAGCGTGTGCAGCGCTTTCATGAGTAGCAGTGTGGACTGCTACCCGCTAGGATATCGATGAACTGCCACCCTGTCAAATGTCGTTGATCAAGTCCGCCATTCAGGATGCTGCCTTTCAAGACCAACCCCGGCCTGCTTTCACTGATCAACAGTGGAATCACCTTCTAACCACCCTCCAGAACGCGATTCATGATCCCTCGAGCCATTCAAGGACTGACCTACAGCATCTCCACGCCTGGCTGACAAGGATTAGATCCACTGGTACGGCTGACATCTGACCAAAAAAAAGGCCGCCAGTTGGCGGCTTCTTTTATGGGTTCATCCAGTCATGCAGAATCATTGATGCAATGATTCCAACGCTGTTGCGCTCGCTTAATCGGTTCAGATTTTCAATCTGAGCATCTGAAAAGCTGTTGATGGCCTCCGATAGCTTGAACGCTTCCTGGGAGCTGTAGGAAAGTTCTGCAGCGTTCACCGCTTGAGCAAACGCTTTGCAGATCCTTGTGTTTGGGACTGTCATTCGAACAATGCACGCCAAAGCGCGTTAACGATGTGGTCTCTTACTGGTTCGTTCTCCGTGTCCCTCACCGTTAACCGGCAAGTTTCGGAAAACTGCGGTGAGCGATGCGCCAGAACAATTTGCTCTGGCGTCATGCGCATCACCGTCCGTTCAAAGGAAAGACGGAGCCTGTCAGGCATGGATTAACTCTCGAGATGGAATTTCGATGTGTTCGGCAAGTTCCCGCCAGTTCACATCGTCAACCGCTGACTGCAATAGGTCTGTCAACAGTCCGCAGGAAATGTCTTCCTGGGACGTTAGCTCTTCTATAAAATCCTTAAAAACGGATTCAATAGAGTGCAGGTCCCATTCCTCACAGTCAGAGTCGTTAATCCATGCTTGGACATCGTTACCCAGCCAGAGGTTAACTAGCCAAGTGCTGTGATTAGTCCAGCCATTGTACTTGTCGCGATCCATAAGAAAAAACCCGGCTTAATTGCCGGGTGATTAACTGCATCAGAAAAGGATTATCCAGGCTGAAAGGATAACAACAGCGAGCACTAGGACTCGCTGCTGATCCCTAAGCTTGGCAATCTCCACCGCTTGACCATCGGTCAGCTCGAGCGCTGATCCAATGATTTCATCTTTGCTGGAACGTTCAGTAATCACCACGCTGCGACCCTCACCACGTTGCGAGATTGTGCCCCGCTGTGCTGGTTCGGTGTCTCAGCAAGCGATTGAACGCCCATAAAAGCCAAGCATCCCACTGACGCATAAAGCGCCAGACAACTAAAAAAGGTTCTCATTGGAACTCTCATAGGTTGGTTTTCGTTTGTATTGGCTGCAGCCGTTGAAAATCGCCGATTCAGGGCAGTTTGCAGACTCGAGCGGAAGGGCTGAATCTGGAAACGTTGCAGAAGCGGGAATTTGCTGCAAGCCTCTTCAGTTGTCGAGTTGCGACCCTTGCGAGTCACCTAGAAGACCAGGCGGTGTGCGGCCACTTGTTCTCCTATCCGATATTGTACCAAATTTTTGGGCAAATTGCCAGCCTGGAAAATTCAAGGCTAGGAGATCAGGCAGGATGAGTGCTCGAAGGAGCGACGGGGGGAGGGGTTGCAAATCAGTACGCCTGTATCACTTCCCGGGGAACCTGCATATATATCTGCTGATAAGCGATTGCATGAAAAAAGCGCCTGCTTGCGGGCAGACGCTTGAGTGACGGGGGTGGGGGTTGAGTTTTTAGAGGCGGTCTTCGATCTGAATTTTCAAATCGGGAGCCTGAATATTGATGGTTTCGGTGGATTCACCGATGACGCGACCAATGCCATCAAGGACTTGGGCAGCAGTTTGCAGCTGACCCTTCTTCAAGGCTTGATAGAAGAGCTTGGTGCGCATGTGCTGGAGACGCGAAAGCATGTTTTCGCGATCACGCTTCCAGTCTTCATCACTCCACGCTTGAACAGCTTTCCAATCAGTCCATGCAGTCCGTTCGGAGACGCCTTCACGTTCAGCGTGTTGGTAGACGAGTGCTCGAGCGGAGAGCCCATCAAGCTGTCTGAGGTACAGACGACGGCGACGCTGTTCGATCTCCACGTCTGAGTTCCGAGGACCACCAAAACGGCGTTTAGGCGCTTCCTGCTGCTCTTCAGACACGATGTTTACTGCGACCTGCTACACCAGATAATACCCTTTGGAGCGTGTTATAGGCGGGGGTGGGGGTCAAAAAGCTGTGTAAGGTGTGCGGCATGGCAGTACAAACCGAACCACTGAGCTTGCGTTGGTCGCAAGGGCAAGTTTTTCAGAGCGATAAGCGATTCCGCGTGTTAGTGGCGGGTCGACGCTTCGGGAAGTCATATCTGGCTTGTATTGAGCTTCTTCGTGGAGCGATCAACCGTCCTGGCGAGACGTTTTTTTATTGTGCTCCGACGTATCGGATGGCGAAGGATATTGCTTGGCGTGCGTTGAAGAAGTTGGTGCCGAAGGTTTGGATCAAGAGTAAAAACGAGACCGATTTGAAGATCGAGTTGGTCAATGGCTCATTGATTGAGTTGAAGGGTACTGAAAACGCAATGGCGTTGAGGGGTCGCAGCTTGTCCGGTGTGGTGCTGGACGAAGCAGCGTTTATGGATTCGGAGGTCTGGTTCGAGGTTATTCGACCTGCTCTGGCGGATAAGCAGGGGTGGGCGCTATTTATTTCGACGCCTGACGGCACTGCTAGCTGGTTTTACGACCTGTGGTGTTACGTACCAGAGGACAAGACGAATGACTGGCAGCGGTGGAGCTATACGACGATCGAGGGGGGCAATGTTGCGAAGGAAGAGGTTGAAGCGGCGCGGGCGCAGCTAGACGCGAGGACTTTTAGGCAGGAATTCGAGGCGAGTTTCGAGAACTTGAGTGGTTTGGTGGCGGTCAGCTTTAGTGACGCCAATATCAGCACTGAGGCAGCCGACATCAACGTTTTACCGCTGTTGTTGGGGGTGGACTTCAACGTTGATCCGATGTCGGGCATTTGCGCGGTCAAAAAGGATGACACGCTTTACGTGTTTGACGAAATCATGTTGCGTGGTGGAGCGACCACATGGGATTTTGCGGATGAGGTGACCAGACGATATGGCGTTGACCGGAGGGTGATTGCTTGTCCTGACCCGACGGGTGGCGCTCGCAAGACGAGTGGCGTTGGGATGACGGACCACTCAATTTTGCGAAGGACAGGTTTCACTGTGCAAACCCCACGCGCACCATGGAAGGTGCGGGATAAGATCACGGCAGTTAATACAGCACTGCTTGATGCTTCTGGTGCGCGACGGACGTTGATCCATCCGCGTTGTAAGGAGTTGATCAAGGCATTGCGTACATTAACTTACGCTTCAGGGACTGGTCTCCCGAACAAAAACCTAGGCGTGGACCACGCTTTCGACGCCTTCGGTTATCTTGTCTTGCAGCAATTTAACCTTGCGAAGCCAGAAACTCTGGGGCAAACGTCATATCGTCTCTATTGAAATCTGATGCCTTGTCAAACACTCAGGTACTCATTATGTGCCTGCCCGGAATGTTTTAGCGGGGAGATTCGTGTTTTTGGGACGTATTACACCGATGATGGTCGTATTGTGAGACAGCGCAGGTGCCTTGAGTGTAAGGCGAAGTGGAACACAGTGCAGGAGTTGGAGACGGTGTTGCCGCCAACAGTGAAGCTGGTGACCCCAAGTTGGCGTGACGAAGAGGGGAAAATGAAGATTGTGCAGCTGGTTGATGTCGCTGCATCTGCCTAAACTGGGAGCAAGACCCCGATTTACCCGTCATGCCTGGTCATTACGGCGACGAAAAGAGAAAGAAGAAGAAAAAGCCCGGTCTTTACGCCAATATCAACGCCAAACGCAAGCGCATTGAAGCCGGTAGCGGCGAAAAAATGCGCAAACCGGGCTCAAAAGGCGCTCCAACTGCAAAAGCCTTTAAGCGGGCTGCTAAAACTGCTAAAAAGAGGAAAAAGTAATGGCTACCACCGTCAAGCGCTTCGCCAACACGGTCGAGCACCACGAATCCACCGCACTTACGTCTGCGGACGATGCATTCGAGGTGTCCTGCCACTCCGACAACTACACCTTTTTACTCAAATCCACTGGCGCGGCGTCGTTTGTTGTCGCGCTTGAAATGTCCGCTGCTGGTGCAGCGAGCGATTATTTCGCAATTGACAGCAACAAGACCATCAGCGCCGCAGGCAACTACGATTTTTCCTATACGGGCATCCCTGCAGGTAGGGTCCGCTGTCGCATCGTGTCCGTCACCTCTGGCACACCGGATCTTGAGCCTCAAATTGTCGTCCGATACCCGTAAAAACGATGGCCGTTACTATTGCTCGCGGCACCAATCTGGTCGAGCACCACGAATCAACGCCTTTGACGGCAGTTGATGATGCTTTTGAAGTTCACGCTGATAGCAGCGAGTTCTGCTTTGCAGCCGTAGTCACTGGTGGAGCTAACTTCACGCTGGCCTTCGAGACTAACTTCAACGGCGGCAGCGAGTGGTTTGAGGTTGATACCAGCAAGACCATTAACACCAACGGTCAAAAGATCTGGTTTTACACCGGCAAGCCCGCTAATCGCATCCGAATGCGGATCTCGGCCATTTCTTCTGGTACGCCCAGTGTCATACCCCACATCGGAGTCGTTTATCACGGCTAACGACGATCCTCGTAACGAGGACGATTACGACACCTGGGAGTATGGCACTGAGCCAATCCCAGGTGATAACACTTGGTCTAAGCCTGAAAACAACGTGTTGCAACGCAACTAAAGAGTTAGACTTCAGGGTATAGACCCTTCCTATGTCTAGTCATGGCCATTCTTCGCGGCGAAGAAGGTTCTGTTCAGTTTGATGCCGCTGGCTCTGCCAACGTAACCATCGTTGGCACCCGGAGCTGGACGCTGAACATTACCAAAGACACTTTGGATGTCACCGATCACGGCGACACCTTCCGTGCATTTGTTGGCAGCCTGGTGTCTGGTTCCGGCACTGTTGAGCTGGTTTACGACCCTGATGCAACCGGCCAGTCTGGTTTCATCGAAGATGTCATCACTACTGGTGACACTGCAGACGCCACCTTTGAGTTGTTCACCACTGGTAGCACCAGCGGCTCTGACTCCATCAGCTTTGCTGGCATCATCACCAGCATGGATATTGCATCCACCGTGGGTGATCTTGTCGTTGCTACCTGCAACTTCGTGACCAGCGGTGCCATCACCAGCAACCTTGAATAAGGGTTAGCCCGATGGTGGAATATCGCGGCGAGCGTTTTGCTGGGTACAACAAACCCAAGCGCACACCGAACCACCCCACTAAATCCCATGCCGTTCTGGTTAAGGAAGGGGACAAGATTCGGTTAATCCGATTCGGGCAGCAGGGAGTCAGTGGCTCACCAAAGCGTGAAGGTG